AGGCCGGCAGCAACATGTATATCCCGAAGGTCAATGACTACGTCTGCGACTACACGACCAACGACTGGTATCGCGTTGCGGTGGTCGATCCCGTGACCTACATCCCGACGCTGGTTCCGCTCACGACAGCGCCCAATGCCGTGATGACCTCTGGCGATCTGCTGCAAGGTGTTGGTCCGGGCACGCAGGCCGACACCTACCGCGTCTATCTGGACACGAGCGTCATTCCGTACTCGCTGGCCGTCGATGCTCGCCTTTGGTTCCCGGGTGATGAAGCCGCGTCCGTGAAGATTTTCACCGGTGCGGATTTCTCAAACAACAACAACTGTATCTCGGCGAACTACGACCAGTCTGGCAAGCTGCTCAATCAGGCAATTCCCACGACGCCAAAGACGGTGACGTTCCCGGATGGCTCGACGGGCACGGTGATGACGGTCCCCGTCTGCTACACGAACGTGCAGGTGGCTGATGGCACGCCGGTCACGGCCGTTGCCTATTCAAGCTCGGGCATGGTCGTCTCGAAGCGCCAACTGTTGATCGAAAACACTTCGTTCATCCGTCTGGCGGACACCGGCGTCAAGTACGTGACCGGTATCCAATTGCTCTCGCCGTTCATGTCGACGTCCGATCCGACGCTAATCCAGTTCCCGGTCAACGTCCTCTTGTCCGGTCTCAACCTGATGGGCGTGGTCCACTACAGCGACGGCTCATCGGCGACGCTGCCGGTGGATGGCACGAAGTTCCAGATCTTCGGCTTCGACGGTTTTGTCTCGACGGTCGTGGGCGAGAAGTTCGACCTGGTGCTCAAGTACAACCTGTCCTCGGACGAGGCGGTATACGGCGCCAACTCGGTCAACAACTCGAAGTTCATCACCTCGAAGTACAGCGCGGTGACGATCAACGAAGACGGCGACTACACGCTGAAGCTGTTTGCGTTCCCGGTCTGGATCGATGCAGTAAGTGGCTATCGCCTGCAGTGGTATCTGTACGAGCTGGATCGCAGCAGCTGGTGGAATGTCACGGGCCTCATTACGTTCTCGCCCGCCTCGCCTGCTTTCCAGCCACTCGGTTACGGCATCCAGCAGAACATCGAAGGTCAGGTGCAGCTGAACAAGGTGGATCCGGGATTCACGAACTACCTGTTCACCTCGACGGTGGCGATCACGCTCCTCGCGCCGGGCACGCAGTCCTCGCCGTGGGAAGTCCAGTTCGAACCGGGTCAGCAACCGCCGTTCGGTCCGGGCAACTTCGCGACGACTCAGCTACTGGCAGCGAACAACTACACCGTCAACCTGACGAGCGGTTACGCGTCGCAGGAGGACTGGCTGCAGGCGTTCTACTACAACACCCTGCCGCTGACGGACCTGGCACAAGAAGCAAGTCTGCCAGTGCCGACGCACTTCGCGATCCAGATGCCGGACGGCAGCTCGCCGATCGTCTGTCTGCTCTCGCAGTGGAACTCGACGCAGACGTCCACGGTGCCGATCGCCGATCGCAGCACGCTGTTCGTCACGTTCTTCTTGCGCACGACGACGAACGACCTCCAGCTCTCCATCGCGGGAGTACCAGTAATACAACAGAACTGATCAACCTGTCGTCTGTCCCGCCTTCCAAACAAGGGAGGGCGGGATGGACGGCACGTTGTCGTTCATCCGAGAAAGAAAATGATTCTCTTCGAACAAGACTGGCTGAAGTATCCCAACGCGATCATTGACACCAAAACAAGCAATCAAAGCTACGTCCGCCTCGCTTCCGTCTATCGAAAGATGGGTGTTAAGAACAACGCCTTCTGCCTAGCCCTCATCAACCCAGCGCTCCAGGGACTGGACCCCTTCGCTCCGGACCTCACCATCGAAGAGATGGCGGCCGTCGCCGTTGAGATCAAGAACAACCCTTGGTACTTCATGCGCGAAGTCGCGCGCGTCCCGCCGATCGGTGGTGGTGGCTCGACGCCATTCGAAGGCAACCGGGGCAACGTGGCTTTGTTCTGGTGCTTCTTCAACCATGTCATGACGTTCCTGATTCAGATTCGTCAGACTGGTAAGTCGCTCTCGACTGACTTGCTGATGACGCTGCTGATGAACTTCCGGTGCGAGAACACGGAAATCAACCTGCTGACGAAGGACGAAATCCTCCGCAAGACCAACATCGACCGTCTGAAGAAGTGCATCGACGAGCTGCCGCCGTACCTCATCCAGCGTAACCCGAAGGTCGACACGAACAACACCGAGGCGATCACCATCAACTCGATGGGCAACATCTACAAGACGCACGTGCCTCAGGCGTCTGAGAAAGGTGCGTACAAATTGGGTCGCGGTCTGACGTCACCAATCATGCACATCGACGAGTCGCCCTTCCAACCCAATGTGAAGATCGCAGTCGGCTCGGCGCTCGCGGCAACGGGTGCCGCAGTAGACAAGGTGAAGGCGAACGGTGGCGACTACGGCACGATTTTCACAACGACGGCCGGAAAGATCGACGACAAGGACGGTTCCTTCATCTACGGCCTGTTGCAAGCAGCGGCAGTCTGGACGGAGAAGTTCTTCGATGCACGGAATCAGGAAGAATTGGAGTCGATGGTCCGTAAGGCGTCCCGCGGCGACAAGGGTGGCGTGTATCGGGTGAATATCACGCTCAACCATCGTCAGCTCGGCAAGACCGATGCATGGTTGCGAGAAAAGCTCGAAGCATCGACTGCTAGCGGCGACGACGCGAACCGAGACTACTTCAACATGTGGACGGCGGGCTCGCTGACCAACCCGCTGCCGATCGCGATCCTGAAGGCGATTACCAATAGCGTGATGGACGTGAAGCATACGGAGATCAGTCCGCAAGGCTACGTGACACGCTGGTACATCGAGGAGGAAGAGATCGATCAGCGGATGGCCGAGGGTCGCTTTGTCATGGGCATGGACACCTCTGAAGCGTCCGGTGGCGACGACATCTCGCTCTATCTGCAGGACATCGAGACGTTGGAAACCGTGGCGGCTGGAACGTACAACGAAACCAACCTCATCACCTTCTGCGAATGGCTCTGCAGCTGGTTCGTCCGTTTCCCGAACTTCACGGCGAACATCGAACGGCGAAGCACGGGAGCGACGGTGCTCGACTACCTGTTGCTGATGTTGCCGACGATGGGTATTGATCCCTTTGTGCGTCTCTTCAACAAGGTGGTGCAGGACTACGACGAGATGCCGGATCGCTTCAAGGAGATTCAGGTGCCGATGGGTCGCCGTCCCGCTGACATCTACGTGCGGTACAAGAAGATGTTCGGTTTCACGACATCCGGCGGCATGGGCGCGACGTCGCGTGCCCTCCTCTACTCCGAGTCGCTCCAACTCGCGGCGAAGCGTGGATGCAGTGTCGTGTATGACAAGACGTTGATCGATCAGGTCACTTCCCTCGTGTCGAAGAACGGTCGTATCGATCACCCGTCAGGCGGCCATGACGACATGGTAATCGGCTGGCTGCTGAGCAACTGGCTCCTCACGAAAGGCAAGATGCTTTCCTTCTACGGCATCGACCAGCGTCGAATTGGATCGGCATTGGGCGGAGCAACCGAAGAGCAGATCATCGACCGTCAGACGCGTCAGGAACAGCAGTACCTCCGGGAGCAGATCGAGACGCTCTACGAGCAGTTGTCGAAGGAGTCGAACGAGTGGATCTCTCAACGCATCGAACATCAACTGCGCATGCTCGACCGCAGGCTGGTGCTTGAACAGGGCGAGATCTTCAGCTTGGATACGCTGTTGAACAACGCGCGAGAGAAGAAACGTGAGCGAATGCGTGAGGGTGTATCGACCAGGCGGAACATGCCGGTGCACTACAACAACCTGCACGGGCATTTCAGCGATCGGCCACCGACCATGTCGATGAATGCGTACGAGCGGCGCTTCCTCCGAGCGGCATAAGGGCATAAGGGCATAAGGGCCAGAGCGGATCACTCCGCTCTGGCCTCTATGCCTCTCCATGCCTATACTTGCTCGACTTTGAACCGATGAGGAGCTCAAAATGGTCGATAGACCTGCAACTCGCCATTCCCGTGGGTTCACTGAAATGCCTCCGTCGGAAAGACGGGAACAGACAGTGCCAGAAGCGCTTAAATACTTCTACGGCGCTAACGAGTTAGGCCGCATGCCTGAAGGCCTCAAAATCTCAACATTCGTTAAGCGGATCCTTGAAACCGGTCTTGATCTGCCTAACGCTTACGACTATGGAACGATCTGCCTCCTCGCCGTCTATCTCCCCGACCCAGTCTTGGATGTGCTCGACCCTGACCAAGTAAGTCCGGAAAACCGGGAAGTTTGGAATAGCCGTCGCGAATCTCTCCGCGAATGGATTCTCCGAGAGCGAACGAACCGTGACGGCATCTACAGGAACTTATTGACATTCTGCCAATCCCGCAGACGTGACTTTGACGATCGCGATGAATACAAACTCCGAGTAGCCATTGACCGATTCGCTGCAGATCCCGATTACGTCGCACTGCTTCGCCGGGCGCAACGCCAGGAAGAGCGGTCGGAGGAACGTAGGCTTGCCGAAGCTCGGGAAGCCGTTCCCCAATATGCAGAGCTTGAGCGAGCGACTGTAATGTTAGAGAAAGCGCGCGCTGAGCAGGAAGCGAAGGCAATGCGAGCTGCGTCGATAAATGGGAGCCACCTGAGCGAGTATGAAGAGTCTGTCCGCATGGCGGATCGCGCTGACAGTAGCGTCGAACTCGCGTTCGCGAGGCTCTCCTTTCAAGAAGTCATAGCGGCACGTGGAAGTGGCGGCCTGACTACTGCATTAGCCGCAAGCGTGGGCATTCTCGTCCTTTTCGTGCTTGACGTCGTTCCGCCTGCCTTTGCCGCCGAGACAACATTTGGCGCCGGCGCAAAAACGTCGTTTGTGCCTCCCCTTGGCTTACCGCTATCCATTTGGATACTCATGGTTACCGGGTTTTACCTACTCCTGCTCGTCGTTATAGGCATTTCGATCTATGCTGGCTATTTCGCGGAAAAGAAGAACATAAAGGCCGCTGCGTTCGCTGACGGGTTCGGCAAATTGGCTCTCGGCGTTTTTTTGGGAAAAGTGTCCGGCATATAAGCCAGAGCGGATGATCCGCTCTGGCCTCTATGACGTTTACCGGTCGAAGATCAGTCCGCTCGGGCAGCGCGGTGTCCTGCGCCGGTCGAGTCGCCCGATGAGCAGGTCGAGGTACGCCTCAATGGCTCCTTGCTTCTGCATCAGCTCGTTCGCCCACACATACTGTCGCGGCAGGTCCACACTGAACGTTCCCGCAATCAGCCGCAGTCGTTCAGGTGCCTCGGGGGGCACCAGCGTGTAGACGTGGTAAGTTGCCATGAGACGCGACGGC